CGTCGCCCCGACGGCGGTGGTCCGGCAGGATGCCCAGGCGGAAGAGGTGATCACTACGGAAGATACCGGATTGGGTACCAGTTTCTGAGACAAGGATCGCAAAGAAACAAAAAAGGGCCGGAGCAAGTAGGTTCTCACTAAGGGATTTTTAATCCTAAAAGAATACGGCATAGTTTACAGAAATGTAGGCTATGCCGTTTTTCTCTTTTCTTCCGGGATGTCCAAGACCCCGATGTAATTCCAATGGATGCAGATGGTCTGCTTTTTTGTCCGTGTCCCAGGCACTTTTTCCGGCTGATATACTTCAATTTTTTCCACGAAGGAGCGGATGAGTTCGGAGGTCAGTTCCGGGATTTCCGTGTAGGTCTTCACCAACTTGAGGAAGGAATCCACATTCAGACGCTGTTCCTTCGCTGCGTCAATGAACGTCTGCAGTTCTGTGACTCTCTGTTCAAGCTGTCTCTGCTCCTCCTCATAGGTAGCAGACATCCGGCTGAAACGCTCATCGGATATCTTTCCGTCAATGTTATCCTCGTAAAGTCTCTGGACGATGGTGTCAAGTTTTGCGATTCGAGCCTTTGACTGCTCCAGTTCCTTGCGGCTATCCCGTAGCTGACGGTCGAGTTCCTTTGCGTTCTGCCGTGTGACCATCCGAACGAACTCTTCCTCATGCTCACGGGCAAAGGCGGTGATGCATCTCATCTTGTAGAGCAGTATCTCTTCCACCTGAACGTTGTGTATCTGGTGCGATGTGCATCCGCCCTTTATTTTGCGGTAGGTGGCACATACGAAGTATTCCTGCTCATGCGTCCAGCCCCTCGCCCTGACCTGGTACAGCTTCGCACCGCAGTCCGCACAGAACAGCATCCCCGAAAGAATCGGCATTTCTCCCATCGGCGTGAGCCTACGTCTGCCATCTCGGATACGCTGAACGATGTCGAAGGTCTCCTGGTCGATGATCGCTTCATGGGTATTCTCAAATACAGCCCATTCGGACGGGTCATTCCAGACGGTCTTCTTGCATTTGAAAGATTTCTTTCTCGTGCGGAAGTTTACGGTATGACCGAGGTATTCCGGCTTAATGAGAATATCCGCAACGGTACGCTGTTGCCAAAATCCCGGCTGTTCCGCTACTTTTGCCGGAGTGCTCACGCCGATAGCCTTGTAATGCTCTGCCGGAGTAGGGATGCCTCGCCGTATCAGTTCCTTGGATATCTGAGATGGTCCTTTTCCGTCCACGCACATCTTGAATATCTCTTTGACCACAGGAGCGGCCTCTTGGTCGATGACCCAGTGATTTTTATCGTTCGGGTCTTTCAGATAGCCGTAGGGAGGGTTCGTGGTGAGCGGTTTCCCGGAGTTACCTTTTGCTCGGAATACCGCCTTGACCTTCTTGCTGGTGTCCTTGGCATAGAACTCATTGAAAATATTGATGAACGGGGTCATGTCATTGTCCGTCTGGTTTGCACTGTCCACACCGTTGTTGATGGCAATAAAGCGGACGTCGGCATTCGGGAATACCATCTCCGTGTACATTCCGACTTGGAGATAATCTCTGCCGAGGCGGGACATATCCTTTACGATGAGCGTCCCGATCCTACCCTCATCAATGAGCGTTGCAAGTCTCTGCCAGTCCGGGCGGTTGAAATTCGTGCCGGAATAGCCGTCATCCACGAAGAATTCCGTGTTACCGAAACCGTTGTCATCGGCATATTTTTTTGAGGATGGCTTTCTGATTTACGATGCTGTTGCTGTCTCCGAGTTGGTCATCGTCACGGGAAAGACGGCAGTAAAGAGCGGTTATCTTTCCATCTGCGATAGCAGAAGGCTGTCTGTGATTGATCGTGTTTTTCATTGATTTTTCCTCCTTCCCGACAGCCTTCAAACGGTACTCTATATTCCCGTACTATCGCTGAAATAGCAAGTCCTATACGGCTATTTTGTGTAAATCTTCTGATACATCTTCCGTGGCATCAGATGCGTGGGAGAGTATCAGTTTTCTGACCTTATCATAGGCGGTCTCTCTGGCGTGTTCGCTTTGGACGGAAATGACCGTGAACAGCGTATTGCCGACCTGCATTTCAGTCACAAGGGAGGGTTTTCCTTTGTATATTCCCGGCGAATTTGCCGTCACGGTCATTCCTTCCATTGAGTTAAGCCTCTCCTTCCTCGGCCTTGAGGACTTTGACGGCATTCCTGCGGATGAGCATACCGTCCAGGAACTCATAGCCCAGGTATCCGATCTGATGGCTCAGAGCGTAGACTTCGTTGAGCGTTCTGAGGAACACGGGACTGCGGCGGATGATCCAGTAGTAGGAGAAGTCACCGAAAGGGATGGGCTTTGCTCCGGCATCCGCATCGGGCATATCATTGCAGATATACACGGACTTTCCGAGGATGGTATCGTTCGTATGGTTCCAGAGGTAATTGCCGTTCTCGTCCTTCAGCTTGCGGAGAGCGAGAGCGGTCTTGTCGTTCATGAGCCATACGCCGTTCTTGCGGTACTTCTTATCCACCGAGAAGAACAGGTCGATGACACTGTCGAAGGTGATGCTGTCGGCGGTCACGCCCGTCTCCGCTCCGGCGGTATCGTCCAGAATGCCGACAGGCTCGTCCTCGCCGGTGCCATTTACGAATGCTCCGTCTTCTGCCTCGGCAAACGCCTGGGACAGAGCCTTGACGAGGTAGTCCTCGATATCAAAGGCGGCATCGGTGACGAATTCCACGGACGCTCTCAGAATGGTGGCGAGCTTGTTGTTGTGAACGGTATGGCGGGTAAAGTCATCGGCAATTCCCTGAACGTCGATGTCCCCGTACTCCGGCACGAAGTCTGCGGTGACCGTGCTGTCGTAGGCAAACACATCCGTGGGACCTCCGAACTTGGACATCACGCTTGCGATGGAGCCGAAAACACTCTTGTCAGCGATGGCTTTTTCGTATTTGCTGTCGGTAGCGTTGGGGAGCATATATCCGCCGGAGTTGGCGTTTCTCGCTTCGTTGATCACGCTCTGGTCGTGTTTCGTACCTCTCATGTGTTTCCAGAAGTTGAGAGCGTAGTTGTTTTCGCCGGTGATGTTTTTGGTTTCTGCGTAGGTATTCATAGTGTTATCCTCCTGAAATTTGGTGTTGTTTTGTGATGTGGCGGTAACGGAGCAAAAGTATCGCTCTCTGGATACCGCCGATGTAGTTTCGCTGTACGGCAGAGTCCAGCATCTGCTCGACCGTGCCGTACCAGTGGCATTTCTGACCGATGTACATTCCGTAGTAGGAGTGTTCGGTCTTTTCCTTCGGCAGCAGAAGCACTACCGAACCGTATGTCTTGTGGGGCAGGACAGCCAGCACATGAAAGACGCTGAAATCTATCTGCGCCACAAGGCATTTTGCGAGTCTTTTCGGGAATCTCATGGTGGTCTCCTCCTTTGCTTTTTTGCGTTTTATCGCATTTTCCCGCCCCTTGCGTTAAGCAGCCGTTCCATGACATCATCCTGTGGTGTTCGGTCATCGTAATCCACGGAGCAGTTTTCCTTGATGATCTGGTATATCTGATACCAGAGATTGTTGGACTGCTTCATGTATTCACGGCTGATATTCACATACGGGGAGTTCGTAACAGAGCCGTTTGCCCGTTTAGCGAGAAAACCGAAGGTAGAGACTGCCTGTTCGCATTGAATCCACCGGGCAGCCGATAAAGCGTACTGCTCCAACATCTGCTGCGTTATGAGATGGTCGCATTTTCGCTTGTGCAGCCACTCCCAGGTGGTCTTGTAGATATCCTCGGCGCAGAGAACACTTCCGTCCTTCTGCTCGGCTTTCAGGTATTCCCTCACGGGAGGCATTTCTTCGCCTGTAAGTTCTGCGGCATTCTCCCCGAAATCAACTACAGTCAGTTTCCTTCCTCCGGGATTGCCGGATGAGACCTTCTCTGTAATGGCTTTCGGTTTTCTGCCGGAACCTGGACGGGGACCGCCTCTGTTGGTGCCGTCTTTTGCCATACCCTCACCTCCTTCCGTTTGAAAAATGTTTTTTGCGTTTGAATATGCCGCTCACGAACACGCGAGGGGGCGCCGTTGTTCGCAGCCGAGCCACCTGGAGATGCCGACCGCCCCTTGGGTCACGGACAGCGGTCGCAGACATAGAGTGCGTGGCGTGTGCCGCTCCGCTGTGCGGAAATCGTCCGCATCCGCTTGCCGCAGATGGGGCAGCGGACAGAAAGCGCCGTACATTCCTCTGCCGACATATGGTTCGTGGAACACAGGCGGTAGGTGTGAGGGATGACCTCCATCAGATACAGCTTGTGATGCTCCTTGACCTCGGCTTCATTGAGGTACATGAACATCGCGGCGTGTTCGATTCCGTCCGTGTCCATACGGATGAGAGGTCGGAACTTGGTCTCTTTTTCGTACATCATTCGTACTGCTCCTTTACTACTTCCATGCCCCGGCTGTTGCAGAAGTCCACAGCGGAGGCGAAGTCTTTGAAGAAAATGGTGCTGAAGCCGTAGATGACCTTCCAGCGCATGGGATCGTCACGCTTGCAGTGCATGATAACGACGGGGTCACCTTTTTCCGTTTTGCGAAGTTGCACACCGTCATACAGCTTGTCGCTGTAGTCCGATGCTTTGTTGTGCGGCATATGTCCCATACCGGGAGCTATGCCGATGGGTCTGAATTTCATAATGTTTTTCTCCTTTCAAGCGTTTTTCGTTCATCACGCTCACCTTGCCTTCACCCTGAAAACCCAGTGTTTACAAGGGTTTCGGGCTATCGGTGAACGAGGTGAAGGGAATTTGAATTCCATTCCTATACTTTTTCTTTCTCTTTTCCACACTCCCCGTGTTTTTGAGAAAACTCAAAACTTGCCGAGAAGTTGAAAATTCGTTCACCTCGTTCACCCAACTGTGAAAAGCCCTGTGGTTACTGGGTTTTTCGGGTGAAAGCAGGGGTGAAAGTGAGGTGAAAGAGGTGAAGGTCATCCGCTGCCGAACACCTCTGTGCTGTCAAAGCCGTAGGCTCTTTGGTACTGTTCCTTCGTGCCGAGATTCAGCGTGTACTTTCGGTAGAAGTTGCCGTGCTTGGTATGAACGATCATCGTGTCGGTATCCGTGCCGAGATAGTCCGCCAACTGCTTGCGGAACTCTCCGGCGGTCTTGGCATAACCGTTGGCATTATCACCGCACCAGGCTTTGTAGACATCGTAGACCTTGCCGGTGGTGCAACCGTCCTCGATCTTCGGATGCGGGCGCTCGGTCATGCATTCGTTGAAGAATGCGATCACCGAACTGTTCTCGCCACGGTATTCCTCTCTTGCTCGGATGACCGATTCCGGCTCGGTGAAGCGGTAGCCGTTGCGGATGACATTCTGGAGAGCGAGTACGGCTTTGTAGAAGATGCCGTTTCTCTCGGCGTACATCTTGTCCTGTAAGGTCTTGTCCTGCTTGTCCGGCGGGATGATATTGTCGCAGTGGATGACCATGATTCGGTCGTATACCCATTGTCCGTCATCACCGCCGAACTTCGGCAGCTTGTTCATACAGAACCAGAGCAGACCGTCATAGGTGAATTCAAAGGCTTGCATACCCTTGAATTCGGCAAACAGACTGTCACCGCCGGTGAGCATTTTGAAGACCTTCAGTTCGTCCACGCTCATAAAGCCCATATCCGAACTTCCGGCAAGACGAGTGCCGTAGACCGCTCCCGTACCGAACCGAGCCTCGATACCTTTGAGGTCGATACCGATATAGTTGCCTTTGCCGAGCATCCGCTCCACAAGCGATTTCTCCTGCGATTTGCCCGTATCACCGGGACCGACCATAAAGAGTGCTTTTTTCATCCGCCAGCCTTTGACATTGGACATAGTCACACCCTCAACCTCATAGATGAGGTTCTGCTCGTCACGATTTCCGTTCGTGAGCGATGCGAGGTAACTGTCATGAACGGGTGTCGGCTCGGCCTTGCCTGTCCAAATGACCGGGATGCGGATGGTGGAGTAGATGCTGGAGCAATGTGGCAACAGCTCGATTTTATCCGCCGTAACACGGAGCAGACCGTTTTCCACATTGATGATGCTTTCATCGGCGTTCAGTTCATCCTGCCCGACATATCGGAGGTCGGTGGTAATAAGCTGAAAAACCTCGTTTACGGTATTCATCTTGATAAGTTCCTCATCGTACTCGGCAATGAAGTTTTTGATGACACCCTTGAGCATATCCGGGGCGTACAGTTGGTAGTAGCCGTTTTCGTACACATAGATGAGGAGTGCCTGCTTGCCGTTGTCCCGGACAAGGATGTATTTGAGGTTTTCTCTCACATACCTTGCGAGAAGCGGTTTGCTGACATATTCCTTATCGGTATCCGCATCGTACTTGACGAAGTAGGGACGCTTTCTGACGGAGCGGTGGAACTTACCGCCGTGGCTGTCTATTGCTTTGCGGATAGTGGCATCTCTGTAATCGGCACGGTTCCATTTGTCACGCATGATAGCCGAGCCTTTGATGACGGAGAATATCCTGTCCGGGTCATCTCCGACACGGAAAGCTATCATCGTTGCCAAGGCGAGGTCTGCCCGTGAATCGTCCGGCTGTCCGTCATTACCGATGTATTCGGAAATATCTCCGTCACAGTAAAGTCTGCGGAATTTATCGCCGTTTTTCTGCTTGAGCAGACTTGCAACAATGTCGAAATCCTCTCCGCTGTCATCGGCGAATACGGAACCGCTTTTCGTTTCGTCACGGAGCATATCCGTTTCCAATGTCTGAAGGACGGCATCGGTGCAATCCGCTGTCGAAACATCCATCACGGCATTCTCGGTATACACGGCGAATCGGTTGGTGAGACCGCCGATATACAGTTCCATGCCGTTTCTCGGATGTTTGACATAGTATTTACGGTCATCGATTTTGAGTTTTCCGTTCACTTCACGGACGGGCAGTTTGGAAAAATCGCACTTGCCGTAGATGTGGATGCCTTTTCCGCTTTGTGAGTATTCGGTGTAAGAGCCAAAGCGGTCGATGCGGTCAATGAGCCACGGGTCATCCATACCGACATGGTCGATATCCAGAAAGAACCACCCCTTCGGAAGGATGAAACCGACACCGCCGTAGCCGTTCTTTTCGGCAGCGGCTTTCGCTTCTTCGTATGTCACCCAGGTACGGCGGTATTTTTCACTTGTACCCGTAGCGCCGCCGGATGCCGAACACGGAACCTTCGTAACTTTGCCGTCACGGGTTTCCAAATTCCAGCACACCCATATGGGCATCCGTTTCAGTTCGTTCATATTGTCCATTCTTTCTCATCTCCTTTCCGGGGCAGTATTCTTCTCCCCATAGTACGGACAAAATCGGGTCGAAAAAGGGGGTGTTTTTCAAAATTTGTTCGGAAATTTTTTGTGCAGACGTTTCAGAGCGGCATAAACAGACTCCCGGACGGAGGAACTGTCCGTGCCCTCGATATCTGCAATAGCCTTGAAGGACAGCCCTTTCATACGCATCTGTATCCGTCTGCGCTGTGTGTCTGTCAGCACGGAGAGATAACGCTCGATTACCGCTTCATCGTCTTCGTTTTCTGTATCGTCCTCGCAGCCGATGTATACGGTTTCCGGGGTATCGACATTGGCATAGTCCGTTCCTTCGTATACAAGGGCATCCGTACTGAGCGGAGCGTGACGATGCTCGTATTTGTCTTTTGCCCATATCTCCCGGCGGTTTCTGTCCATGTAGGCGATCACTTCATCTATCACCTCCTGCGGAGTATCGGCATCAATCGGCACCTCGTACTTTCCGTAGTAAGGGTCGTTGATAATAATGGTCGGCATAGCGGTTCCTTTCCGCCTGAACGGAAAAGAGCCGGAATGCACGAAACCGCCGAGATAAAATGAGCCTGGTTACGAAAAGGGCGCACTTACCAAGGGGTACACAGACTCCGCTTCTGTGAAAGATGCGAAGTTCTATGTGTATCCCGGCCCTATACGTAATCAGGCTTTCGATATTTTGTTTTTGTGTGAAGCTACGGCTGTGGTATGCATATGATTTGTGCCGCCCGAATGTCCCGGCGTTGAGGTGAATACCCCTCTGCTATCCCACGGTCATGAGATTGGCGTTTTTTCAAAATCGATCCGCATTCTCGGAAAACGCTTCTCTCACTACGCAATGGACACGAGTTCGCCATTTGGTCCGCATTTTCTGAAAACTTTTCTTTCACTATCCCATGAACACGGGGATGGCGGTTTTTCAACTGTTTCCCAAAAAAGAAAAAATGCCTTCTCAATCCATAAAGGAATCAAGAAGGCATTCTGCGAAACAACCCATATAGGAATAATTTCAATCAAGGGTTAGATTTATTAACAACTATGATGTATAATAACGCTATAGTGTTGCTATGTTGGCAGATGGGAGAATTCAAATGAAGTTTTCAGAGTTAATCAAGACCCTGCGTGAGGCTCGATTTATGAGTCAAGAAGCATTTGCAAAGGAAATCGGGGTATCTTTTACAACAATTAACCGTTGGGAAAACGGAAAAGCCAAGCCGACCTATCGGACAAAGCAACTGATTCATAACTTTTGCGTTCAAAATAATATCGATATCGACTTGAATAAAGACGTTCAGTGGGACTGCTAATCAAATGTAGGAGGTGATTCTCTATGGCAAAAATAATGGAAATAATTGCAAAAGAGACAAAAGGAAAAAGTTATCACACCTACAAGTACAGTTATGATTCAATCGGGCTACCTGCCATTGATTATGACGATGATACGAGCAAAATCATGAAATGGCAGGATACCGCAGAGACAATTAAGCACACAAAGCCCGTTGATTTAAAATCTCTTGCTGACCAGATTAAAGGCGCAAAGCCTTTGCTCACATATTTTTTGGATGGCTCTCGCCATGTTTTTAAGGTTGATGATATAGCTTATAACAAACAGGTATATCCAGTAGTGGCAGGGCAGATTGGTGTCGGATGCTGTAAAAGAGAAAACGGCAGAATGCATCCTGAACTGTTTTACCGTGAATTGGTTTTGGCTCTCCCCGACAAAAGCAATCCTGACGGGTGGGACGATGCAGCGTATTTTGCTTCAAAAGTGAAAAAGCTAAATGAGAGCGATGAGCTTAAACGCCTTGGACTTCATTTTGCTGCGATTATCCCGTATTCAACATCGAAGGTAGGCTCTCATGAGGTTAACCTTGAAGACTTAGCCGTAGGGGTGATACAGGATTACATGGTAGAGTCGGAAAAAAGGATGGTTGCCGACCTTGTTAAAAATAAGCGTTTAGGGCAGGATGATTACTTGCTCAAAGACGGCTCTCTTGAATACAAAGTAATGAAAACCGGGCGTGAAGATTTACGAACGCTACAAAAAATACGGCATAACTATAATTGGGTAATAGGCGTGTCTAAGTCCTTCAACCCGGAAAGCTGCCTAGATCATACAGGCAAGCCGAACTCCAACTACATTGCAAATCTGCCTGTTTTTCATAGAACCCCGGTTGCTCGATATGAAAACAAAGAGTTTTTAGGAGATGCTGCTTTTGGCGTATGGTATATTCGTCTCCGTGATAAATCCAGAACGCAAACGCCGTTTGATGGCGTTGTTAAGGTTGAGAAACTCATGATGGACGAAGAACTCGAAAAAGGTATAGACAGCGATGAAATCGATCTGATTTCTGCCAATATTATTAATGAGCGGAATCCGACCTGCTATGGGACGGACAGGCGTTGGGCGAATCATCTATATCCTGTGTTTTTGACCGAATCATACGTAAAAAGCAAGTATATCAGTACAGAAATGTTTCTGCATCTGTTTTAATTGGAGGAAACAAGTATGGCAAATGATATTATCGGCAGAGTGGTTGCCACAGAAAAACATCCAACTACGATTGACGATTTCACTTTTTGGACAGACCCGGAACTCATTCTTAATCCTTTTGATATCGTTAAGGTTCAGCACGTTAATGACTCATATTCATATGGCGTGATTGAAGATATTGCACATATTACAGATGCCGCCAGTTTTCTGACAAATTTTATTTCCAGCGATTTTGGCGATGTGAATGTTGAGGAAAATACGCTTCGTATTGGCATGAATTATGTTTCTGCCAAAGTAATCTGCAATACAAAAAACATCTACATCCCGCTCCAAAGCAATGCAAAAGTTATGCTTGCAACTGCTGAAGAGATCAATTATGCCCTGGGTCTTGATGACATTCAAAATCCTCTGGTCTGCGGCTATCTTGAAATGTATGAAGGCACGAAAAACTGCGAAAAGGTCACACTGCCTGTTAATCTGAATTCTAAGTTCATTATTGGCCCGGAGGGTGCCCATCTAAATATCTCCGGCATTTCTGGACTTGCCTCAAAAACGTCATATGCTATGTTTTTGCTGAAAGCCATCCAAGACAGCTATCTCAAGAAAAGTCCTGCCGAGGATGATGAGGATAGCGTTGCTTTCGTCCTCTTTAATGTCAAAGGAAAAGATTTGTTGGCTATCGATCAGCTCAACGATTTTCTGGACGAGAAGGACGCAGCCAAAGCAAAAGCCGAAACCTTCAAAAAATATAGCGAACTCGGCTTGACCGCCGAACCGTTTAAGAATGTTCAGTATTATTATCCCTACTCCATTCCCAACACACGTCATTGGAATACTTATATGACTCCGCAGGAAGTGGAAGATAATATTAAAAAGAAAAAGGCCAAGAAGTTCAAATATATCTATCAATACGACAAAGATAATCTTGACCTTATGTTTGCGAATATTGATGATTCCACCCAGACTATGGATTCCATTATCACATATATTATGTCCGGGCAGGGTAAGTTCGGTCAAGTTGGTGACTGGCAGGCATTTCTTGAAGCTGTAAAGGAAAAATGCTCGTCTGATGGTAGTAAAAGTGACAAAGAGATTCCGATTGCAAGTTGGAGAAAATTCTACCGCATCATCAACAAGAGCATCACAGATAATAAGATATTCGCCCGTTCTGTAAGCGAGAATGATGGAGAAATCAGATTGGGTGATGCGCTGAAATACATAAAAAAGAACGAAGTCCATGTTATCGATATAGCAAAGCTTTCTGAAGACAAGCAGGCGTTTGTTTTCGGTGATGCTATTCGTACAATATACGATCTTCAGCTTGGACAATACAGCGGAGACGAGGGCGTGAACCCTCCGTCAAGAATTGTAATATTTATAGACGAACTCAACAAATATGCTTCAAAGGAAACCCCGAAAAATTCGCCAATATTAAAACAGGTACTGGATGTTGCTGAAAGAGGTCGTTCTTTGGGAGTTGTGTTATTCGCTGCGGAACAGTTTAGGAGTGCCATTCACGACAGAGTTACCGGCAACTGCTCAACACACGCCTACGGGAGAACAAACTCTATTGAAGTGTCCAAAGGGGATTATAAGAGCATCCCGCCCGTGTATAAGACTATGATGACTCGCCTCAAGCAAGGCGAATACATTATCCAAAACCCGGTTTTCAGATCGTTGCTTAATATCAAGTTCCCAAAGCCGATATACAAGCAATTTAAGTAAGGAGTTTTGTTATGGCTACAGTAGGAAAAAACATATTGGATAACCTTACAACTGGAATGTATGCTGATTCCAAGGTTATCTATCGTGAATACATACAAAATGCTTGCGATCAAATAGATATTGCTGTTTCTCAGAAGCTCATTGCTGTTGAGGAAGGACTCGTTGATATTTATATTGATACAGCAAAACGATATATTAGCATAAGGGATAACGCTACTGGAGTCAGAGAATCTGCTTTTGCTGAAGACCTTGGAAATATTGCTGACAGCAATAAAAAAATCGGGCAGAACAAAGGATTTAGAGGTATTGGTCGTCTTTGCGGACTTGCGTATTGTAAAACTTTGCAGTTCACGACTTCCTTCGAGGGAGAAGCGATCGCTTCTGTCATGATCTGCGACGCACAAAAAATGCGTGAAATGCTTATCGAAGATAAAAAATATACCCTTGATGAAATTTGGGACACTATTGTTACCTTTACAACGAAATCGGCAGACATTGAAGATCATTTCTTTGAAGTAGAGTTAATTGGTATCAATAAAGAAAACACCGATCTGCTCGATACGAAGAAAGTCAGAGAATATTTAAGCTTTATTGCGCCGGTGCCATATAAAAACACATTTATCCTTAAAAAGCAGATATACGATCATGCTGATTTTCTGCAGTATCGGCTCGATGAGTATTGCATCAAGGTGAATGGTTCTCAAATCTTTAAGGAATACACCACCAAGCTAAAAGAACAAAGCGGCTCTACACTAAAGAATTATGATGAAATCTCTCGCCTTGAATTCAAAGATTTCTATGACACTAACGGGAAGTTAATTGCCTGGATGTGGATCGGATTATCGAGATTTGAAAAGCAGATTCCCGCTATCAACCAGATGCGAGGGCTCCGGGTAAGAAGCGCAAACATTCAGCTTGGAGATGATGATGCTTTACAGGCGCTTTTTAAAGAAAAACGAGGAAATTATTATTTTGTCGGAGAGGTTTTTGCGGTAGATAAATCACTGATACCAAATTCTCAGCGCAATTACTTCAATGAAAATGAAATCCGAGTTATGTTTGAGGATTCTCTTCGCACTTATTTTTACGATGTCCTTCATAAGCTATATACCGATGCGAATAAGATAAAAAATGCATATAAGCGGCAGGAAGAGTATATTGCAAAAGTTTCGGAATTCTCACAAAAATCAAAAGAGAACGGATTTATTGATGAAGATGACCGTCAAAAACAGCAATTCGCAGTAGATAAGGCAAAAAAGGATGCGGAAGAAGCAAGGAAACAACTATCACGCTTTGAGGATGTACAAGAAGACTCTCCGATTGCCGAAGTAAAAAAGAGCATAGGGAAAAAATATAAGGCAGAAGACCTGACAAAAAAGGCTGAAGAAACAAAGCCTGTAGAGGGTAACCCCAGTAAAAAAACATATGTAACGCAGACAATGTCAAAATTGTCAAGAAGTGAGCGGAAATTGGTTGGGCGGATAATGTCTATTATTACAGACCTTGCACCTGAAGAAATTGCCGAACAGATAATCGATAAGATAAAGGAAGAATTAAAATAAGTGCCATGAACAGAAAAGTTTTGCTCGTTGAGCCTAATTATAAAAATAAATATCCTCCCATGGGACTTATGAAAATAGCTACATACTATCGTATGTGTGGCGATGATGTCCGTTTCTACAAAGGTGATATGCGGCAGCTTGCGGTAGAACTGATATGTGAGGACTTAATAAAGCATCTGACCATTATTTATCCTGATGTCTTTTGGAAACAATACTATCCTGTACTGTTTAATTTTATCAGGCTCGGCAAATACTCTATTCTTGAAGCAGAAGATATTTTTAAGGATGAAGATATCTTAGAGGCTGTCAAAGAATATCGTAAGAAGTACAAAGATAAAGAGTATTTCACATCCCCACGTTTTGATAAAGTTGGGATTACTACCCTATTTACTTTCTATTGGGATATTACTATTGAAACCATAAACTTTGCCAAAAAACTATGCAAGTCAGAAAAGGATGTAATGGTTGGGGGTATCATGTCATCGCTCCTTCCTGATGAAGTATATCAAGCCACAGGGATTCATCCGTTTGTTGGATTGCTTAATCACCCCGGAGATATTGACGAAGGAAACGAGCTGATAATTGATGAACTCCCCTTGGATTATTCCATTCTGGAAGAGATTGATTACACTTATCCCACGAACAATGCATACTTTGCTTATATGACACGAGGCTGTGTTAACCACTGTAAATTTTGCGCGGTTCCCCGGCTCGAACCGCAGTACCGCGACTACATTAGCCTAAAAAAGCAAATTGAAGCAACGGATGCCCGTTTTGGAGCACAGCGTGACTTAATGCTTCTTGATAATAATGTTCTCGCATCGCATTGCTATGATGCCATAATCGATGAAATAAAAGAATGTGGTTTTGGTGCCGGGGCAACATATACTGTGCCGAACGCTTATGAAATTGCCATCAAAAATCTTCGGGATTCGTATAACGACAGAGCGTATATAAAAAAGACAGTCAAAATTTACAAGGAACTTATTGATAAGATTAAAGACGAAACCGAAAAAACCGAGCTATATTCTCTTCTTGAATCGAAGCATTGCCTTTATTCATATACGGCAAGTAAAGAAGCAATCCTTGAACTTGACCCTGTGGTGCGACCTCTATACGATAAGACACACAAGCCGTCTCAACGTAAGCGGATTATAGATTTTAACCAGGGCATTGATTCTCGATTAATTACCGCTGAAAACATGACAAAACTGGCTGAAGTAAATATCTACCCACTTAGGATTGCTTTTGATCATTGGTCATTACGAGAAACATATGAAGAAGCGGTAAGAACTGCTGTCGCAAGCGGTATCAGTAATCTTTCTAACTATCTTCTTTATAATTTTGAAGAAGAACCCGAAGAGTTATATTACCGTTTGAGATTGAATGTTGACCTTTGTGAGGAACTGGGGGCAACAATCTACTCATTCCCAATGAAGTATCACCCGATCAATGACCCGGAGTACTTCATGAACAGAGACTATATCGGTAAGTTTTGGAATAGAAAGTTTATCCGGGCAGTACAAGCGGTACTCAACTCTACAAAAGGAAAAATCGGTAAAGGTGTTGAGTTCTTTGAAGAAGCGTTCGGCAGAAATGTTGACGAATTCCGCAAAATCTTATGGATGCCGGAAACATTCATTATTTACAGGCGTCAGTATGATGCGAACTTAAGAAATCGCTTGGCTGAAAGATACACGTCCCACTCAAAGGAAGACTGCGATTTGGCAAATGAATGGTGGGAAAAGTTTTCAGCACTTCCTTACGATAAATCTGAAAAAGCAAAAGAAATCATTGCACTCAACAAGTTCAAAGATGGTGATTTCGTATGTGAAGATCAAGATATTCTTGATGTCCTTTCGTACTATAAAATTACCCGAGATGATGCTGAGAAATAAAAAAGAGACCACACTAAAGGTTTTATCCTAAAGTGTGGTCTCTTCCCTTGTTGCCACCGTTTGAAGGAGTCGCTCAAAAACTTGTTTTTCTCAAATCCCTAAGTGAAGTCCTCGAATCCGGTCCTTTTTTGTATGCGGTATGGGTGTCAGTTCTCGAAGAACTTGTTTCCGATGTCCTGGCGGTACCACGATCCGGGGAACGAAATGTACTTGGCTCCCTGGTACGCCTGCTTGTTGGAC